CTTGGTCTTTATGACCAACAGCATTTATATTGTTTATGTCGAGACAGACAACTTTGCGGTAGACTCGCCTCCTGGGGCCAATAGCGCCACGACAGTAGTGACGACTGAAATTGGTTGTCTTGCTAGACGGTCTATCGTGTCTGCTGGACAGTTTGTGTTTTTCCTATCTGCCAATGGTGTACACATGCTGACACCGCAGTTAGATCTAAAGCTGCTTGGCAACACGCTGCCGCTGAGCGAGCCAATTGCAGACTTTTTTGAGACTGTTAACTTTGACACTGTTCAAAATTCAGTTGCAACTTACTATAATAATCGCTTCTACATTGCCATGCCGACTGGCTCGGCTACTAGGAACGACAAGATCTTAATCTACAACACGCTTAACCAAGCATGGGAGTCAATTGACTATTATCCTGCTGGGTTGTTCGCAGATAACTTGATCTTGTCTGCGTATATCAATCAGCGGCGGTTAATGATAATTACCAACTTTGCGGGAGCCACACAGTTTGGCGGCGTGTTCTTGTCTGAGGAGCAGGTGCAGGGTGATGAGTTTAACTATTCCGATGCTCTGCCGGTTTTGCCATTCAATCTATTTCCTGCTTCAACTCAAATTACGGAATCAACCTTAATGCCAAGCACGCAAAACTTTGTGCATATACCGGCATCTGTTCGGACAAGAGAGTACACGTTTGGAGGAACTGCGGAGAAGCGATACAGTCGCGGCGAGTTCCAGTTTAACAACGTACAAACAGATTTTGTGCGAATTGACACCAATACGCACGATCCAGATGTGCTAGAGACGGTGCTTGAGTACTCCTTTGGGGGCACTACAGACGGGACTCTTAGACCTAGGATTGCAGCAAGGGGTGCTTCTATTGACTGCACAATTAATTTTATTGTAGGAAGACCTTCCTTGAAGAGTGCTGCTGTTTATGCTATAGCAGCTAGCAGACCAATGATTTCTCAGGAATAACTTTATGCCAGGACTACAAATACAAAAAGGCACGACATACGTCAATTACGGCACTCCTGGACAATCGCAGGTGACTGCTGAAAACCTGAATAACCATGTTGATAACGCTGTATTGTTGCCAGGTGCTATTTCTGCTCAAATTGAAGATGTCGCTCAAATTAGCGATTATGTTATAGTAGAACGCACTAATTACTTGTTTAAGTACGCGCTGAGCAGTATTCGTGATTTGTTTTCTACTGTTTTTCTTTCTAAGTCTGGCGGTTCAATGACTGGCCCATTGACGCTAAATGCAAATCCAACCGCAGCACTTGGCGCGGCAACTAAGCAATACGTTGATACTTCCGCTGCTGGAGCAACACTTGTTGGGGCTGTCGTCATGTGGGGTGGCTCAACTATTCCAGCAGGCTGGCTAGAGATGAATGGACAGGCATCTCCTTTGTCATTGGTGCCAATATATGGAGCTACTCTTCCCGATTTGCGAGGTGAGTTTGTCCGTGGGTGGGACAATGGACGAGGAGTGGACGGTGGTCGCCAACTAAGGTCAGCTCAAGGGCAGGATATTCAACCACACACTCACGCGCCTCCCGTTGGATATCAATATGTAACAAATCCATTTACTGGAGATGGAGAGATAGATGGCTCTAATCATACAGGCCAAGGCGAAAGAAATGCTAGCGCAATTGCCTCTGCTGTAAATGCCGGGGCAGAAACCCGTCCACGCAACGTAGCACTCAGGTTCATCGTTAAGACCTAATGACAGTCAACGAATGGGAACAGCTCGTCGATACACTTTATGAACAATGCCGCAACCATCTACAGCTTCTTGGACAAGTGTCCAGAGATGACGTTGATGCCTATCTCAGCTTCTATGGTGTGCATGACAGCATTTATGTGGCTAGGCGCGAGGGTATCATCACTGGCATCGGCACTACACATCCTGGCGTTAGCGACTTTAACTGGAAATGGCGCAGGCCAAACGGAATTTGGACAATTCATTTGGCGTGGGCTAGCGAGCCTAAAGCAGTCACTGAAATGTTCACTCAAGGCTTTGCGAGAAAATCACCAATCACACAATTGTGGGCGTGGAAACATGATCATGCCGTCCAAATTACACCAAGAAAACTAGAAAGACTTTTATATGGGCGGAGGTAAAACTCAAGTTGTCGAACAGCCAGCAGCTCCTCAATATCAGGAGTCAATGCGGTCAATTTTGCAGGCGCAAATTGATTTAGCTCCACAAGTCTACGCCAAGGAGGCCGAGTTTCAGCCTAAGTATCAAACTCTTCAAGACCAGATTGCTAGGCAGTCTGCTGCCAGCCAAATTGGATTATATCAAGAGCTTCAGCCTGCGTATTCACAGTTAGAAGAAAATTACATGAAGAGCCAGCAGGCTGCGCAGTTGCGCGGCTTGCAGGAGCGTGCGCCTGGGTATGTTCAAGCATTTCAACAGGTTCAAGGTGTTGGTGGTATCAACCAAGCTCTCCAGCAGTACACTCAACAGAAGCTTGGCGGCTTACAGGCTAACGGCGCAGCGTTATCGCCAGAAGAACAGCGTATGCTCGACCAGCAGGCTAGAGCAGGCTATGCAGCTCGCGGAACGGCGCTTGGGGGACAATCCAACCTTGCCGAGGTAATGAACCGTTACAACGCTCGTCAGGCTCGGGAACAGCAGCTTGTTGCTCTTGGCACTGGCCTTGGTGGCTACTTCTCGCAGCAGTCTGCACCTGCGCTCACGTCGTTCTATCAGCAGCCAATGTACGCTGGTTCATTTGGTGGACAAGCCGCACAGAACGCGATGATGGGCCAACAGCAGGCTGGCCCGCAGTACTTCAACCCTGAGTCACAGACTGGCATGGGAGCGATCTACGGTGCGTACAACGCGCAGTCGCAGTACGCAGCAGGAACGACTCAGGCAAGAGCGGCAGAACGTGCAGGGAAAAGCCAAATGTACGGACAAATTGCTGGAGCTGCGGCTTCTGCTGCTGGCTTTGCGGCAGTTTGCTGGCTGGCCAGAGAGTGCTTTGGCACTGGAACAAACAGATGGAAAAAGTTCCGCTCAAACATGATAAAGCATGCTTCGCATGAGTTTATTGCGTGGTACTGCAAAAATGGCAAAAAGCTGGCTGAAAAAATTGAAAATTCGGTGCTTGCAAGAACAGTCGGAAGATTGATCTTGTTAGGCATTGAGTTTAAATGGACACACTAAAAATAAAATTAGAAGGCGCTCAAAGAGCATGTACGCCAAGAGAAACTATATCACGAATGACTCCGCACTTTCATGCGGCAGGAATTACGCGAGTTAGTGAAATTACAGGACTAGATAGACTAGGCATTTCGGTTGCTCAATGCATTCGGCCAAATGCAAGATACCTGTCTGTTGACTCAGGAAAAGGTGCTACCTCAGAGGCTGCGCTGTGCAGTGCAATTATGGAGGGATTTGAGCGGCATGTTGGTGAAACTGCAAAGCTGGAGCACATTACAGCGCCAATTCATAAGCTTGCAAATACTGAGGTCCGCTTTCCACTTTTAAATGGCGCGGTTTACAACACGCTGGTCCCAATTAAATGGTGCGAAGCTTTTGGCATACATAGCAAAAAAACAAAGATTGTACCACATGCTGCGGCTACGCTTGAGTTAAGTGATTGGAAGTACAATTTTTTGCAAACATGTTTTTACTCTTCTAGCAACGGACTAAGCAGCGGAAATACACTTGAAGAGGCGCTGGCAGGAGGTTTGTATGAAGTTATAGAGAGAGATCAAGTTAAGTGTGCATTTCACAATGAACAGTCTTTGCGCCGAGTTAACCTTGCATCCGTAAAGGGGGAGGTGCTTGGCTCATTGATCGAAAAGCTAAGATCTCAGTCAATAATGCCAGTTTTATTTGACTGCACAGGCGACATAAACATTCCAACTTATACGGCCTACATTTACGACGCAGAACAAGATATGCAGGCACATAGAGGATATGCAGCACATTTAGACCCAGAAGTCGCTCAATGCAGAGCTATATGTGAAGCTGTGCAAGCGCGTCTTGTGCATTTGTCTGGCAGTAGAGATGACATTAACCACGAGAAGTTTTTAAAGTATAAAACAGACCAAGCTCGAAAAGACATGGCAACGCTTGTTGCTTGGGATAAAATGGTCAGCAGCACAGTGCATGAAGATTGCAGCACTTCATCTTTTGAGGAAGATATCCATGCAATTCTGCACAAACTAAACAAAGCTAAAATTCCAGAACCCCTGATCATTGAGCTTAAACATAAGTATCCATGCAGTGTGGTAAAGGTGATGATTCCAACACTTGAAGGTTACCTTAGTGAGCATGTAAGGTATGGAGGGCGCATATGAAAATATTCATAGGGCCAACTGGCAATGGAATGGATTTGTCTGGGCTTACCGTACTTCCCCCGGCACAACAGGGCGACATTGCGACTGAGGTTCTTAAGGGACCAGATACTTTGATTTTAATTGACGGCTACTTTACTCAGCATCTTGCTCCTTGGCATAAAGAAATCTTATTTGCCATAGAAAATAGATGCAGGGTCATTGGCGCTGGATCACTTGGGGCGCTCCGGGCTGTTGAATGTAAACGATACGGGATGGAACCTGTTGGTGTAATTGCAAAATGGTATGAAGACTACACTTGTTTGGATGATTCAGAAGTTGCCTTGGCTCATTCTTGTGCCGAAGATGGATATGTGCAGTTGTCTGTTCCGCTGGTAAACATTCGCGCTACCGTTCAGGCTCTAAACGAAGATCCAGCCATAATCAAAGCATGTGGCGAAATCTTCTTTATGGAAAGAAGCTGGCCAAAGATTAAATCAGTTATTGGCTCAAAGGCTGACCTTCTTAAGGAACACTACGTTGATCAAAAGAAGTTAGACGCAATAGCGGCTATTGAGGTGGCCAAGGGGGCAAGGGAGGCCAAGTCTTACGAGAAGTCAGACCGCAGCATTTTTATGACTGCGTTATTGGCGACAGACATTACAGGCAAAAACGGAAAACGCCTTTGGGAGACGGCAAAGCTTCAGGAAGAAGCGACTGACGCTTGGCTTTTGGCTGAGTTTGCTGGCCTCCTTGGCATAAGAGCCTCTCAAGAACAGGTTGACGCCTGCTCTAGCCGTATGTGGGCTAACCTAGGGATCGACAACAAAGACGCTGCTGCGGCATGGCAGGAGGCGAACAACGTGACGGACGAAACGTGGAATTCGTTTGCATTTAAAGAGGCAGTCAAGCAAAATGCCAGAAATTGGTTTGACGCAATAACTTCAGGCGCAGAAGCCATCCAAGTAACTAACCGATATCAGCTTTTAAAAGGCAAATTTTATGGCAAAACCTCGTGAACTTTATAGTGGAGCCGCACCACAGGCAATGAGCCTGATGGGTGCTGGAATCGCAGACGCCTATGCTAATGCTGGCAGGATCGAAGGGCAGGGCTATGCGGCGATGGGTGAAGGTATAGCAAAAGGGATTACAAGCGCGGCGGGAGCCGTTGCTGATTACAAGAAGATGTCGTCGCAGGTGAAGGCTGATGCGGCTGCATTTAATTCGTTTAAAGATTACCTTCCACCTGAGTTTGTAAATCAGCAACAAACTTTAGAGAGCAATCCCAAGGCAAGTTTGATGGATAAGCAGCAGTTTTATCAATCCGCTAAGGGGTACTTGGGTGCTGCGATTGGGCAGAAGTACAAGATGGATCAGATTGGAGCGGAACAACAGGGGCTGTATGACCGGGCTATGGCAGGCAAGAAGCCTGCACTTGATCTTAGCGGAGTAGACACAGCAATTGATTCAATTTGGAATCCAAAGCCAGCGCAGCCATCAATGCAACCGTCAATGGGGGATACTACTCAACCGGCAACAGATCTTGCGGAGTTCTTAAGGCGCAAAGGCTGGAGTGGCACAGGTCCAGTGCCGAAAGCATTAATGCGAGAGTTTGAGGCATCCCAGCCTTTTCCTAACCCATACTAGTTTTTAACAAAATGCCATTTTCTGATTACATTCCAGATAACATTGTCACTAGAGGCGTTGCTAGACCTTTGGCGGCCATTGCTGATTACTACATGGCAAACAGGCAGCAGCCTGCAATACCACAGCAGGCCATGCCTGTGGACCCAAACATGGGCTATCCACTCACGCCACAACAGGAAGCCATGTATGCGCAGGCATCTCCTCGTCGAGTTGTGCAGTTGACGCCGGAAGAAATGGCTGCATTTAACGCACAGCGCAGCCCGGTCGATACAAGCTACAGCGGTTCTGGTGCAGACTTTGGTGAACCACAAGCTGTACAGGTAGCGCCTCAGGCGGCACCTGCGCCACAAGCAGAGCAGCCATTGTACCCAGAACGAGAGCATGAGCTTCGCAGGCAAGAGTTGCGAGCAAAAGTGCTGGCTACAAATAAATTGATGGATTCACTGATTCAACGTAATCCTGATTATTTGGAAGCTATAAAATCTAGCTTTAAAGGAAAACTTGAATCTCTTATTGATCCAGAACAGCTTAAGTCTTTTGATGAAAGCAATGCCGCTAAGTCAGTATGGGCTGAATTGCCATCCTTAAGAAAAGAACGCGACTTTGTTAAAACAATTCGCGAAGACATATTGCAGGCAGAAAAAATACGAAAAGACGATCCTGAAAATAAAGTTCGCCTTGTTAATTCACTGCAAACAATTCTTCCAAAGATGATTCAGTCTGCCGCTTCCGGCGGATCTGACGCAGTTCAGATGCAAGAATTTATGAAGCTTGCACCAGAGCTTGTTAATGGATACTCGGAATACGCTGCATCAATTGGAAAAGATCCACTTTCAAGCGGGACATATTTTCAATGGCTAAACTCTAATCAATTTAAAAAGACAGCAGATCCAGAAGCATTTATTCAAAAGGTAAAGGAAAAATACAACGTAATTGCGTCTGCAAGAAATAGCGTTGTAGAAGAATTCCAAAACAGAACTTCACCTGAGTGGTTTAGTAAAACTGGAGTTAAAGAACTTCCATTGTTTAAGTCTGATATTGAATCAGAACTTAATGGAAAACAGCCAACAAAACAAATGGCTGCTCCAAGTGTTCAATCTCTCTTAGAGAAATACAAATAATGGCTACAATCCAAGAGCTTAGTGATGCGCTGATAAAGGCTGACGCTGCCGGTAATACGCAGGACGCTAAAGCTCTTGCTGATGCCATACGTCAAATGCAGTCTCAGCCTGAAGCAGCCCAAGAGTCCGCCAGCACGACTGGCGACGTTGTCCGTGGACTTGCTCGCGGGATGGGGCCAGTCGCTATGGGTGCTGCTGCTGGCATGATGACTCCAATTCCCGGTGGAGCGGCGATGGGCGCAACTGCTGTTGCAGCAGGACAGCTTATTGGTGACCCTGTAGTGCTTGGCCTAAACCACTTCATGGGCACTAACCTTAGGACGCCCACAGAACTCTTTGGCGAACTCTTTACTCAGCTTGGCATTGATCCAACTAGCACCGAGGCTGGTCGAGTTGCAGAATCCGTCGGCAGTTCGATTGCGTCTACTGCGGCTGGCATCGGACTAGGCAACGTGCTTAAAGGTGCTGCATCCGCAACCGCAAAGAAGATTGGCGCTGTTCTTGCGGAGAAGCCGCTGCAACAGCTTGCATCTGCTACGGCTGGTGGAGCTACGGCTGAACTTGCTCGGTACGGCGCAGAAGAACTTGGAGCAGGCACAAAGGGACAGATTGCAGCAGCTTTAGTTGGCGGCGTTGCCGGTGGCATGACTGGCAGCAAGCTTGCAGGACTTAATCGAGCGCCACTTTCAACTCCAGCAGTAGCAGGCATGACTGCCGCTGAAACCGCACAAGAAGTTGCAGATGCTGAAGCGGCAGGAAGACTTGTGCGCACATCGGATGTAATTCGTCCCGGTGGGCCAATTTCTAAGCGACTACAAGATATTCGCGAGGCTGTTGGTGGTAGGGCAGCGTTGGTTAGGCAAGCTGACGAAAACGTAAAATTGGTTCAAGATACACTTGGCAACTTTGGAGCAAGCGTAGGTGGAGATGCAATCAATGATGTGGCTGCTAGTTTAAAGTCAACTAGAGCACTTGAAATTAAAACCAACACGGATTTTGTTAAGAACATTCTTTCTGCCGTGGACCGCACTGGAGTTGCTGTTCCAACACCAAAGTCTATTGCCGCTATAGATGGTGCTATAAACAAATTAACAGGAATTGATCCTGTTTCTTATGAAAAAGTAATTTCACAACTTGAAAATACTAAGCTGCAAATTCAAGGCAAAAATGCATCTCAAGTAGCAGGAAACTTGCGTCTTGTTGGAGACATGCTGGAAGATCCAGCGTTGGCGGCTGTTAAAACTGACGCCAGTCCCTTAACAAAAAATGTCTATTCGGCAATAAGGGAAGATCTTGGCGATTTTATTCAAGCTCAAGGAATGGATAGGGCTGGATGGACTGCTGCCAACACAGTGCTGTATGACGCCTATAAAGAGCTGGGAAATTCTGCACTTAAGGCTGCGTTAAATAAAGGAACCGTAACTCCAGAACTTGCCGGGAATTTATTACTCAGCAAAAGAAAAAGTGAAGTTCAATTATTGTATAGGAATCTTGACGATACAGGAAAAGCCAACGCACGCGCAGCAATTCTTGAAGACATAGCTAGCAGGTCTTTAGATGACAAAACAAAACAACTTTCTACTGTACAGTTTCTTGCAAATCTTGGAAGGGCAGAAAAGCAAACAGGCGTGTTTTTTAAAGGCGCAGATAAGGATGTGCTTGATGCAACAGTTCGCCATTTAAACCTTACTAAAAGAGCTGGTGAATTTAATTACGACCCAGCTACGGGGCAAAGAAATTTAATACCCCTACTTCTTGGTGGTGCTGGAAATTTTCTTGGACTTATTGGCTCAACGCTTGCGGCAGTAGGAACTTATGGGTTTGGCCGCTTGTACGAAACCCCAGGCGTTCGTAAGTTGCTGCTTCAAATGTCAAGGTTCTCCGCTGGTTCACCTGAAGAATTTGCTATATCCAAACGCATTACTCAGGCCGTGCAGGCCTCTGCACAGCAGCAGGCCGTTAGCGAGATTGAGCGCAAGAAGATGCCGGTAGCATTCATGCAGCAGGCAAGCAGCAGAGAGACGCTTGGCAATGGTTATGTGCTTTCTGACCCGGTTAATGGCATGAAGATCGTCAGTAAGGATAATGCGTCACACAAGCTGTTTGACGGCAGTGGCAGACTTGTAGGAGTGTACGGCAGCGAGCAAGAAGCTAAAGATAAAGCCAACAAGGCAGTTGTCTCAAGAATCAAGCAAGAACTTAAGCAGGCCAAATAACACTATGCCACTAAAGAAATCCGCATCAGAAAAAGCTTTGACTGAGAACCTTAAGCGCGAGATCGGCGCTGGTAAGCCACAGAAGCAGGCCGTCGCTATCGCATACAGCGTCCAGCGTGAGGCTGCAAAGAAGGCTGCTGCTGCCAAGCGCAAATAGCCTATGGCGAACATAACACGGAAGTGGAAACGCTTCCTTGCAGTTAGTTGCAGCCACGGCTTCATGGCGGACCAGGCTGTACTCAAGGAAGTCTTACGCTTTCGTGATCGATGGAAGCCGGACACGACGCTGCATCTTGGTGATGCCATCGACATGACGTGCCTGCGCACTGGCGCACTCACTAACGACAACGCTGATTCTGCCGTTGATCCTGAAACTGATCTTAACGATGGCCTAGCATTTATCTCGGCGCTGAGACCACAGCACTATCTGCTCGGCAACCACGAGGCTAGGCTCGTCACGCTGATGAGTCATCCTAAGGCAATCATCTCTGCGCTGGCGACTCGTGTGTACCATCAGATCCACGACCGGGCTAAGTCGATTAAGTGCAAGGTGTACGACTACAAGCTTAAGACTGGTTTTGTTGGCTTGGGCGACG